CAGAAATATATTGGTAGATGAATCTTTCATTTCCATAGACATTGAAGTTTTCTACGTCATTATATTTCTTGATAAACTCACGACAATCTCTTACTGTACCAGGTTCGATTGGTTCAACGGGCAAACCATCAAGTGTTTTATATTTTGTCTTTCTCTTTGAATCTACAAATAGTGTAGGGTAAAACTTTTCACGAGTTGCAAAGTGTTTACCATCTTCATATCCACGAACCAAGAAATTATCTCCGACCATTTGGACGTTAGTATAAAATCTCATTACGCAGTTAGTTCAGTATATTTGTCTATTATTGTACCAGTTGGATCAAGTATAGTCAATATATCTTCAGAACGAATCATAAAATCTGTTTGGTTTGTAATATCTGCCTTCCAAGGTTTCATATCTTCTATACTATTGAATACATATGGATTAATTAATTTACAATTAGGATCGCCTATTTCTGCATCAACCTCTACAACCTCTGCAATTAAAGTGCAATGAGCATTAAGTAAAACACATTTAATCATCTGTTTCCTCCATTTTGAATGAATCCAATTTATCTTGATATAATTTAGTTAGTGCATCAACAGGTTCTACTACAGTTAATACACTATCAACTGGTATAATCATTTGCGAATCTTTAGATAAAATCAACCAAGGAAGAAGTGAAACATCAATTCCATAATCACCTTCTTCTTTTTCCTCTTCAGTTATAAATTGTTTTTCATTTATCTCATAAGTATGTGGATTGTCTAACAAATATGCTTGTGCATGCTCCTGACCCTCTGCCATTAACTCTTTCATATCAGATATGAGTTGCTCACCTGTTTTAAGAACTGTAATTTTAATTGACATTTTTTTATCCTTCTTACATAATTATAACATAAAAAAAGGGATCGTCAAGATCCCTAGTAAATTGCTTTCATAATATATTCCGTGCTTAGAATTGGATCGTCTCCTAGAAGATTTAATTGTAATTCATCAGCATCCACATACACATCGTCTTTATCTTTACGACAATGATGCCAATAGTATGTACCATCCTCTCTTTTATAAAAATAACTGGTGTTGTGTGAGTCTAAAGTAAACAGAGCAACAACGTGAGGATATGTAATCTTACGATTTGGATCTGGTCTACAAGATTTACCCATATCAGCATACATAGGTCTTGCACCACTTCCGTGAGGAGTAGGTAAATTTCTACCGTGGTCTCCAAATAAATCGTATCCCTTAACCATTAAAGATAATCTTTTCTTGCATGATGTTCTGGAACTATCTTACCCAACTTAACGGTAAGAAGTCCATCTTCCAACGTGACATCTCTGATTTCAAAATCATCTGAGAGTGTCCAGGCTCTGTTGAAAGATCTTTGAGCCAGTCCTTGATGGACATACTCGGATTCTGTCTTCTTATCTTTTTTCTTTCCTTCAACGAATAGTTTTCCGTATTCAGTATAGACATTGACTTCCTCCTTTTTAAATCCAGCAAGTGCGATCTCTAAACGAGACTCAGTATTATTTACCTGTATTAGATTGTAGGGTGGGTAGTTTGTTACAGTTTCATCAAAGAATTTGTTGAAATAACCATCTAAACCGATGCTGTTTTTTGTGATGCGATCCATTAGTTCCCCAAGATCAGCAGCACTATACCTCTGTATGTTAGTCATAGTTCTCCTTAAGTAAGCGAGTGTAAATTTTGTCCCCGAAGGCGACACTACTAATTATAACAGCAGACAAAAAAAGAAGGGGTGGTGAACCCCTCAAAAACACTTCGGTTTCCTCCCTATTCTAGCAGAACTCTACAGTGGCTGACGCAAGATTTATCTCTTACATCACATTCTGAAATACATTCAAAGTAATCATCAACTGAATCATTTGGAGATGTCTCTCTTTCGACATTCATCCAAGGTCTTAAACTATTGAACGATATGAGATTGTGCATAGATTGTTTTGAATTAAACACATAACTATCTATATGATTTAACTAAGATAGTAACACTTCTTCATCGTCACTATTTTCTTCATTAAGATTTGCAACACGTTTCTTATCGTTTTTATCATCACCCACAACTTCTCTTAGCAAGTTGTTAACGTCTTCTCGTAGGTTTGGTAGGTTTGACATTACTCCTCCTCTGGTTTTTTTCTTTTGCCAATATTGTATTTGGTTTCTAGATTCCAGTCATTTTTTTCTTTGTAAGAAATAACTTTAATCTGGTTCAATGGTGCGATGTCATTAACTTTATCAGTCGAGACAACGGAAACTAATCCCCAATCTAAAAGTAACTGGATAATACGGTTTCTTCTTTGTACATCATTCACTGTGATATTAGCTCTCTTACCATCTAATGCGAATAATTCTTTGAAATGAACGATGTAGTATCTGCCTTGTTTATGAAGAATATGGCAAGACTGATATAACTTCTTTTCTTTTCTTGAGGCTACACCGATACGAGTCAATGTTTCTCTTACCTTAAGAAAATCATCAGGTTCATTTAATGTAATCTCAATCATTTGGTCTGGCGACCAACTAATTTGAGGCTCAACAATTTGGTTCATTTTCTACCTCCAGTCTCAAGTCGATCTCGAATAAACGAGAATTGTTCTCTAGTCAAAATGTTTAAAACCTGTTTTGCCTTTTCATTACTATAACCATAGTATTGTTTGACAAGTTCAAGGTTTTCAATTTGTTCTTTACGAAGCCAAGGAGAGTATCTCTTCCTTTTCCTGAGACTATTTAGAAAAAAGTCATATTGTAACTTCTTTGCTAGATTAGGATGTTTGTTCATTTCATTTGCAAACATGACCGCATCTATATGTCCAGATAGACATCTGTTGATAATGTAAGATGGATACTTCTTTTCTAAATCAATATCCTCATCAATCAAATTATTTTTATTTGTGTTGATTGAGTTTAACCAATCTTTCAATTCCATTTTTTTCTTTTCACAATGATTTGATCATTTTCATAATCAGGTATAAATTCTATAGGGTCATCATTATCCCAACAAAGTTCACCATATAAAGAATTTAGAATAGACATATCATCCCAAAGATCGTTTGGTTTAGTCATGTTTCTCGCTCCAGTCTTTGAAATTAGTTTGTAAATCTAAAGGTTCGGGATCTGTGATACCCTTTACTTTTTTCCAATTACTATACAGTGCTTGGAGATGCCATGATTGAGATAAACTCTTTGGCCCATGTTCAAGAAGATCGAGTTCCATCTTATTTCTTGTATAAGATTTATACTCTTCTCTCCAATTAGAATCATCAAATGTTTTCATAATTTATTTTCTGATAATAACAACGTCTCCTTCATCATCATCGTCGTCTTCATCTTGTGCTTTGAAAACTAAAAGTTCTTCACCAGATCGAACATCTGACATCTCTGGATGCACATTTCTTCTCTCTTGTTGTCTATTAAAGTCTCTTAATGTTGAAGTCATCATAGCATACATGTATGCGAAGGTTGCCCCTGCGAGACAAGCAAAACAAAGAAAATATATAAAGACGCTGGTGTCATTCATCGGAAACCTTGTTGAAGTATCTTTTGTATAGGGACTTGTTTTATCTTATCTATAATATCAGTTTCTATTTTGTCTAGAATGTTTACATCTAGATGCATGAATGGTGGAATGATCCCCAACATTCTTAATAATCCATCGACAAACAATGCAAGAGTAGTGAATCCAAGAATCATACTAATGACAGTCGCTTCACGATTGTGCTTCGCCATTGACTCATCATCGATTCTCCGTGCTTCATCAACAGCTTCTTTAACTGCAGCCTCAATGAGAAAGTTAACTTCCTCTTTGGTGTACGCATACTTACGAATTTTTTCTTCACTAAGACTTCTCTCTCTAGGATAGTCTGTGATAGGAAATTCTTGTAGAATTGTTTTGATCATAGTAGTTACCTGATGATGTCGATGTGCATATCTTTAGTCCAAACCTCTAATTCTGTTCTAAGAGAACCACTGGACTTAAGACTTTCATATCTTTTAGAGGCCTTGTTTTTCCACCATTTGATGAGGTTCTCTTGATAGAATTTATCAAAGTTAATAGGATTTTTTTCTAGTTTGTCAGTATCTCCTCGAATAACTTCCCTAGAATTAGCAAATCCATAGTCACTAAAGTAGACTCTTTTTCTCTCAGTGAGGTTCTTTGCATTTGCAATCGCAGTCTGAAATTCCGCAGCCTTTTGAGAAGATGAGTTCTTTTTGATTATGGATATC